CTTTAGGTAACAAATTAATTACTGAAATAGTTAGAGGTGAGATAGCAGAAACACATTTTAATATTAGTGATAGATCCAAAGCTACTGCAAACAAATGTTTAGGTATTTTAAAAGCAATGTTTAATCTGGCTATCACTTTATCTTTTATAGAAAATAATCCTGCTACACACATACCTAAAAATAGAGACAACAAAAGAAAAAGATATTTAACCAACGAAGAATTAATTAAAGTTACTCAGCTATTAGATCAATTAGCAGTTAATCCATTACGTGCTGAAAGCTGTAATTTTATTTGGTTACTAATATTAACGGGGTGTCGTAAAGGTGAGCTAAGTAAAGCCAAGTGGACAGACTTACATGACAACATGTTAATTCTAAAAGAACACAAAACAGATAAGTCAGGTGAGGATAGAATTATCCATTTAACAACTCGTGCTTTAAACATCATAAATAGCCTAGATAAAACTTCTGAATACCTGTTTAACATAAACAATCCAAGAAGGGTCTGGGAGCGCGTTAGAAGCGATTTAAAGCTTGAAAACTTAACCTTGCATGACTTAAGACATTCTTTTGCATCATTTGCTTTAGACAAGCTTAATTTAAGTCAGGTAGGTAATTTGCTTGGACATCAAGATCAGGCTACGACACAGCGTTATGCACATATCCATCAAGACAAAGCTATCGCAGCAGCTAACCAGGTGGGAGAGCATTTAGAAACTCTGTTATCTAAAGATTCTTTATATCAAAAATGATATTTTCTTTTATTTCTTTATCAACAGAGTTGATGCCTAAAGTGATTAGGTATTCAGCTATAGCAATTGGATCTTTATTGTTTGCTTTTGCAAACTCTTTCAAATGCCTAACCAAAAACCTATTCATATATACAGGCTTTCTATTACATTGGACTTCTTTGATTTGGTCATCGAAGTCACTTAGTAGTTTTCCTTCACTCATATTTTTATCCTATGGTTTGATTAAAAATATTAATGGGTATATTATAGTACAAACAGATACATAAAGGAGAATTTATGGAAAATTTAGATAAACAGTTTTTAACTACCCAAGAATTAGCTGATCGTTGGCGCAAATCAAAAAGAACTTTAGAGAACCAAAGAGGTAAAGGCGTTGGTGTTGATTACATAAAAATAGACGGCAAAGTTCTTTATGATATAGAAACTATAATTGCTTACGAAAACCAATCTAAAATTTCCAACAATGCCATCTAAACACGCAAGGCACGCACCCTCCTCAGTTTTTAGAACATTAGTATGTTCTGCTTGGGTAAGCTTCACAGAAAATTTACCTTATCAAAAAGGTAACTATGCAGCTTCATTGGGTACAGCTATACACGAAATATCAGAAACTATTTTAAAAGAACAAATAAACAATTTATCAACAGAAGATCATTGGTTAGGACAGGAAATGCAAGTAGAAGGTGATGCAATAGTAATAGAGCAAAAACATTGTGATTGGTCAAAAGTATATACAGATTATGTTTTTGGTAGAGAGAAAGAATTAAATGCAAAAAAGTTTATAGAACAAAGAGTAGATGTTAAAGAGATTAACCCTGATTTATGGGGGACAGCAGATATAATTCTAGTGTGTGATGACTTAATTGAAATCATTGATTTAAAAACAGGTACTTGGCCCGTCAGTCCAGAAAGAAATTCCCAGATGAGTATTTATGCTTTAGGAGCATTGATTAAACATAATAAAGAAGACCCAAACACAGAAGTCATAATGACTATTGTGCAACCAAGAGCAAAAAATCCAATAAGATCATATACCACAACCGCAGAACAATTAAGTAATTATGCTTATGATGTTTTAAAACCTGCTTTAGATTTAGCAGATTCGGAAAACCCAGTTTTTGTCTATGACAAAGAAGCGTGTAGATTTTGTCCTGGCAAGGCAATCTGCACAACATTTCAACAACACAACACAGGAGTATAAAAATGTCTGATGAAGTAAAACAAGAACCCTTATTGACTTTAGACAATAAGGATTATTTTGAAGCTGATTTTAATGAAGATTCAATGAAGTTATTAAACATGACTAAATTTGCTGAAACACAAATCAGAAACTTGAATGATAGATTGGCTATGGCACAAGATCACAAACAAAAATTAATTGCTGATCTTAGTCAAGCTCTAAATGGCGGTAGTGAAGAAGCTACTATTATTACCACAGAAACCAAAGAGGTTAAAGATGAGTCTGCTGAATAACATCAGAACTAAAACCAAACAGAAAGCTCCCCGCGTTGGCATTTTTGGAGAAATGGGAGTTGGAAAGACTTATGCAATGGTCAAGATGCCTAATAGCATAACGCAACCTACAGAAGAAGGATTGGTTAAAGTAAAAGATGCTGAAGGCAATGACCCACATCACTTTGAAAAAGCTAAATCTTATGATGAGGTAATGGAAAATTTGCAATTACTTTTAGATGAACCTAATGAATATAAAAGTTATGTTTTAGATTCTCTTTCAGGTTTGGAATTATTAATCTGGGAAGCAACATTGCAAAAATATAAATTAGATAGTTTGGAAGCAAACTGGCATCAAGGTTATGCAAAAGCAGTTAATCTTTGGATTGCATATTTAAAAAAATTAGATGAGTTAAGAGAAAAAAATTACACAATTTGTTTAATTGGTCACTCTGATACTGAAACTGTAGATGATCCTTCTGTAGAAGTACCTTATCGCAGATATGTTTTAGATGTGCATAAAAAAGCAAGACCAGAAATTATTCAATGGCTTGATTGTTTATTTTTTGCTCAAAAGAAAAAAGGTACAGTCAAGATACAATCCAATGGCAAAGTAGAAACTAAAGTCAAACAATCTAAAGATGAAAGAATTGTTTGGTGTAATGAGCAAATTTTTTGTCAAGCAAAAAATAGATATGCTTTACCAGATGAATTGCCATTGGACTGGAATCAAATCAGAGCGGAAATGCTGAAATGAGTTTTGTTCCTTTAACAAAAGAAACAG